TACAAGCGTGATGAATACGCCACTGATCTAAGGATTAGGGATTCTGCCGAATTTGTAGGCAAACTCTATCAAATTTCTGGTGCGAAAAGCGATGCCAAGGCCAGAATATCTACAGATAGTTATGGGGTGGTCTATTGCACGACAACAATGGATATTGCCAAGTCCCTTCGTGACTTTCTATTTGAGGACGTTAAAGTAAGTGGTCGCGGCGTGTGGACCAGAACAAGCTTGGGTGAATGGGAAATTAGCGATTTTACAATAACAGATTTTGCACCAATCAAGCGAGAAGGTTTGCGTAGTGCGGTAAATCGCATTAGAGATTTGAATATTACATGGCCAGTTGACCCATTGGGTGAAATCGCTGCATTCGATGAAAAGATTGAGGCACCGCACCAATGATCGTCGCCTTCGATAATATGTGGATTTGGTTTGTCAAGTATAACATCGCCTTTAAATAGTGCCTTGCGGGTCGGCGTGGGTTTGATTACAAAGTCTGAGTGGGTGGCTCAACCTTAACCGTTTATTGGTTTTGCGTTACCAAATGTGCCAGCATTAATTGGCCACCCACACGATTACTAGAATATAATACCCACTAGCGCCATTAAGCCAGCGCCCGCGACGAAGCCAAAGATGGCTCCAATCAGACCGGCTGCGTTTATCATGCGCTCGATTTCTTTATCATCCATCTAAACTCTCCACCATTTCTATTCTCTCACCGATCCACCGCATGACTGGCACGGCCATTGAGTTGCCCATCGCCTTGTATCGGGGGCCATCTGGGCAATCTTCTGCGGCTTTGTTGCGCCACGGTATTTGCGTGAAGTTGTCTGGGAAGCCTTGCAGGCGCTCGCATTCTGTTGGGGTTAAGCGTCGCACTTGCAGGTCATTCATGACCGCTGGCGTTTTGCTCTTATCCAGAGTTGGCGTGACTTCCGTTGACACGCTGTCGCCTTGGTTGGCGCTATTCTGTGCGCCGAAGGCTATTGGCAATGTTTCTGTTGTCGGATCGTATGCGCTTCCCGTGCGAGTTGTGAGGCACTGAGCCACAACAGCCTCCGCTTCTACTCGCTCGTTGCCTGTGCGACTGAATGGAGCGCCTTGTGTAACTGTGGGGGCAGCTTCTTGCCCCGCTTCTCTGCTCGGCGCAGTATGCCCTGACATGCTTTCGCGCTCAAAAAGAACCGCTGCGGCACGTCGCCAGTCTCCAAGGTATCCGACAACGAACACACGGCGGCGGCGCTGTGCCACTCCGAAGTATTGAGCGTCAAGCACTCGGTAGGCGAACCCATACCCGAGCTGGCCCAGCGCCCCGAGAAAGGTTCCAAAATCCCGCCCTCGTTGGCTAGACAAGACGCCGGGGACGTTCTCCCAAACCAACCACTTGGGCTGATACTGTGCAGCAATGGCAAGATAGGTGAGCATAAGGTTTCCCCTTGGGTCATCAAGTCCCTTGCGAAGTCCTGCGACTGAGAAACTTTGGCAGGGGGTTCCTCCGACCAGAAGGTCAATTGATCTGTCAATGGGCCACTCCTTAAATTGCGTCATGTCGCCCAAGTTAGGGACATTTGGATAACGATGCGCCAGCACGGCGCTTGGGAACTTTTCTATTTCGCTGAACCATTGCGGTGTCCAGCCAAGAGGATGCCACGCGGCTGTGGCCGCTTCAACGCCAGAGCAAACGGAGCCATATTTCATGCTTCATCCTCAAACTTATTCGACAGCGGTTTGATTGGCTGCTTGCTGAAGATCCACCGCCACTGCGGCTTTGTGTACCCAGGCACCTTGATGAAATCGCGCACACGGTACAGCTTCCCAGCGTCGGCCATGTTGTTGAGATAACTTGAGGTGCGAGCAATGCTCTCACCGAGCATACCAGCTCCCTCAGAGGCCGATATGCGTTGGTCATAGCGCAACATTCGGAAAAGACGCTCACCCTGTTCTATGCCGTGCTGGCGGCGCTTCTCGGCCAGCTCAATCGCACTTGGGTGCATCGTTGACTTGCGAGCCTCACGCGATGGCAGAGGATCACGATTGCCGAGTTTATGCTGCAACTTCTCAAACTCAAGCAAACAGTGGCCATAAGTGATCTCAAACCGCTCATGCTTGTCTGTGACGCCCTCTAGCATAGATTTCAGTCGGGCTTCGGAAGATCGCTGATCGCGGACTTTAGCTTCTCTAGCAGAGCGCCTTGCTCTTGCAGCCTCTGCTGCAACGCTGGTCGCATCGCTGTCTTCGGTTCCGACAGAAGAATTGAGTTTACTCTTTCTAGCCGTTTTATATATTGCATTATTAGGTCCATATTCGCGCCTTTTTCGCTTGAGGGTTATATTAAGTTTACTTGTGATCCGACCAACGGTGGACGGGGTTACGCGCAGCAATTCGGCAATTTCGCTCTGTGACATATCCATCTCTGCGCACCTGATAACCTGATCGGTCAAGGTTTCAGCTTCCTGCTTCATTCGTCTTCCTCGCAAAATAAGCCGCAATCGGGCATAGTTTTAAGTGGGCGTCCCTTTGCCTTCGGGTCAAGTTCGTCAAGAAAGATGCGCTCATTCTTAACGCGCACTAGCCTTGCGCCAAGCCTGCGCGATTGCTCCGCACGCTGGTCAAACACTTCTGGAAATTCGCGGCGCACCAAATTCCAATATGTCGGGCTGGTTGCTTTTACGCAGCCAATGCAGTTGGCGTTTGGAAAGCCTCGATTATAAATCTCAGGCAACTTTATGCCAGCGGAGCGGATCATATCCGCACAGTCGTTCTTGGTCATGTTGGCGTCGATCAAGATAGGCAATACATTGTCGCGCTCAGTCATAACGAAACGATCATGCCTGTTGCGCTCATCAACGGTAAAACCAAGCACATGCCAATCAACGGGGTTGCTCTCTTCCCATTCTTGGCGGGCGCGTTTCTTTAGCTCAACTGTACACGGCGCACCGTGAGGGAACGCCATACCCTTACGGCGGTCAAAAACGTCAACCACAGAAGCCAAGGGATATTTGGAGTTGACTGCGTATTGGATGTCAATGCCAACCCAATTTGCAACATCTTCAGCAAAACGCATATTGTCATGATGCTCCTCAATCACAGGATTATTGACGGCGTACACGCTGTCAGCGCCGTATTTATCAACAGTGAGCTTGAGCGCCGCCGCACTGGCCGCGCCGCACGAGAACCAGACTGCTATCTTCATTCGTCTTCCTCCAGCGGCTCGATCTGGCCTTTTCCATTGCAGTTGTCGCAATCTTGCACTTCCGACTCAAAGTCGCCGTGCCAGGTCGCACTCTGACGCACCCAGACCTCGCGCTCAACTTGGCCATCGCCATCGCACTCAGGGCAATCAATTAGCTTGCTCATATCAAGTCTCCACGAAATCGGAGGCGTTCATGGCCCACAAGATAAAATTAGGCTTGGTCAGGCCGACGCGATTATATACAGCGGCCTTGGCAATGCGCCCAGCACTGAAATTGCGCTGGGCTGAATTGCCTGCTGTTTTGCTGTCAATGTTAAGATAGTCGGCAATCTCAGAGGTCGTGCAATATTTCGTCTCACTAATGTAAGCAAAGACAGCCTTGTCTAGCTTTTGCGGTGATATTGGCTCTGGCTCTGGCAGCTCAATAACCTCACCAGTGGTTTCTGGCTGCGGGACTTTAACGCCGTTTTCGATCTTAATCGCCATCCAAGGTGTGGAGCTGGCCTTGTCGGAATAGTTCGGGATGAGGACGGCGTTGATGCTGTCGCCAGCCTTCACATCATGATCGTCAACAACGCCAGCGGGAATAAAAACGCCCTCTGCGCTTTCTATGTCATACGCAAAACAGAAGCCGTTGAAGTGGACATTCGTTATAATGATTGATTTGGTGTGCATTGTATCTTCCTTGTTTTAACATTCTGTAACTCTTCATCACATATCATAACAATATTGGCAACACATATTTTGTGCTTGCAATGATATTTATTTAATATTAAGGGTAGGGGGCAAGTATAGGAGGGTCCAATGGATCACAAGCAACTGATAGGTTTTACCCAGGCCCAGAAGGAAGCCATCGCAGAGGCGGCACGACGATCTGGGTTGTCATTCACAGCATTTGTGCGGAGTTCCGCCGTATCAAAGGCCGCTGATGCTGGCGTTGAAGTAACGCAGCCGCGAGTTGATTAATGGTTAACGGGCGCAACAAGGGCGCATCGTTTGAACGCGAGACAGCCAACGCCTTGCGCGATGAACTCGGAATAGGCTTTAAGCGCAATCTAATTCAGTATCAGGAAGCTGATCACGGTGACTTGACGCCAGATGATCCGGCGTTTCCGTTTACTCTGGAGCTTAAACGCTACAAAGACGGACCTATCGGCGGCTCTATAGGCTGGTGGGAGCAAGTTAAAACCGCCGCAGAGCGTGAGCAAAAGATGCCGTGCCTGATTTACAAATACGACCGCAAGCCAATGAGATGCGTGATCCCTCTGGCTGCGTTAACCGATTGCGATCACGATTACACAGTTGAGGTCGATTTCGAGACCTTCTGCTATATTGCAAGGGAGAAACTAGGATGAATGACGAAGAGTACATGCAGATATATTGCGCCGCTTTAACTGGATTAATCGCAGCGCAAGGTCAAAACGATTTATTGACAAACAGTAAAGAAATCTTGGATTTTGAGGAAATACAAATTCCAGATGTACGCTTTGCAAGACAACAAGTGGAGATCGATCAAATTGATCTGTTTATTGGCTTGACTACAGTTGCTGGAATGATTGCAAACCATGCCCGAGAAGAAATAGCGGAAAGATTAGAAGCATGATCCCCGCTAACAAACTATCCAACTGGCAATATCACGCCACTGACGCGATTAGCTCATCTGACGTTAAAATGGTGCATAGCAAGTCGCTGGCACACTGGAAGGCCAAGGTCTACAAATCCAGCGTGGCATTCGACCTTGGCACTTGCACCCACTCAATGGTGCTAGAAGATGGCGCTGGAATGATCCGGGGGCCAGAAACCCGCCGAGGCAAAGCATGGTCAGAACTGCACGAACAAGCGCAGGCAGAAGGTAAAACCCTGCTAACCTGTGGTGACTATGATCTGGCTCGTGAGATGGCAGACAGTGTGCTGTTCCATCCAGCAGGTCAGCGAATGGCAGGCGACACAACAGTCAATGAGGCGAGCTTTTTCGCTCCAGACCCAGACAGCGGTTTGCAGCTTAAAGCGCGCCCCGATAGCTATTGGGACGCAAAAGGTGTCATCTATGACCTCAAAACGTGTCAGGACGCCAGCCCTCGCGGTGTGGCGAAAGACATGCAGACCTACAACTACGCCATCCAGGCTGCGTTCTATTTGCATGTTTTATCGCTGGCAGGCTATGAAGCCAAGCAATTCGTCTTCGTGAATGTTGAAAAGACAGCGCCGTTTGCTGTATCAACGAACACTCTATCACCCGAATATCTTGACTGGGGGACGCAGCAAATGCACCTGACCTTAGACAAGATTGCAAAAGCCAACGAGGCCCAAAAGTGGGACACTGGTTGGTCAGATCAAACTAATGTGATTGATCTGCCACGATGGCTACAAGCCGACTTTAACTAGGAGAAAACACTATGGCTAAAACTGACTTCAAAAGCGTGATGGTGCGCAATGTGGAATTTAAATACCCTCGCCTGAACGCAACCTATCGTTATAATTCATCGGAAAAGCGCAGCGAGGAAGCCGCGCCAACAGCATCCGGAGCCGCATATTCTATAGGTTGGGAGATGAACAAGGATGACGCCGCAAAGCTACACGCGGAACTGAAAGCCCATTACGAAACCTGTGATACTAAAGGCCCGTTTTCGAAAGTATTCGGAATGAAGAAGCTGGAAAACGGCAATTATGAGTTCAAAGCCAAGCGAAACGGCGTGAACGCACAGGGCGTTTTAAACGAAAAGCCTCGCGTAATTGACGGCATGAAGAAACCTCTGGCTGATGTATCCTTCTGGACAGGCTCCAAAGGCAATATAAAGGTGACTGCATATCCGTCTCAAAACCCGCAAACGAACCCGCCGGAGAACGGCATCTCACTACTGATCGACACTGTTCAAGTTACTCACGCAGTCTATGGCGGCGGTGGTCTTGATGATTTCGATGAAGTGCCAACAACGATGTCCGGCGGTATTGACGCATCGTTGGATGACTTTGGCCCAGCAGCAGCTCCAACTGCGTCACCTGCGGCTGATATGGCCGCCGCTTTAGACGACGAAATCCCGTTTTAAGCATAAGAAAACCCCGGCAGTTGGGACGCTGCCGGGGTTCCATGGGAGAAAACAGACCGTGATTGGTGAAAGGGTCCGAACATGAACAGACTAACAAAAACAAGCGAAGTTGGCAAGAAGCAGCTCCTGTTAGCGCATGGTGCGCACGATACAAAAATTGGCGACAAATACTTAGAATATGACGGCATCACCCTGAATGAAATAGCCAAGATGGTGAACAAGCCGCAGGCGAAAGAAAAAGCCGACGCCTCATTTATCATTGCATCAACCTATCGTGACTACGATGGTCGGAACCACGCGACCCAGCGCGAGCATGGAGAATACTGGCTGCTGTCCCTAGATGTTGACGAAGGTGATCCATCGCTGACAGAGCTGCGCACAGCTGTTGCCACAGTTACAGGTGATGCGTCCGCACTGTTCTATTCCTCGTCTGGGGCCAGCGAAGACAATCGCAAGTGGCGCGTGCTAATTCCGCTGGCCCTGCCAATACATGGTGAAGATTACGCCGACGCGCAGCTCGCTTTGCTTGACCTAATGCAGCAGGAGGGCATCACCTGCGATGCTGCGCTCTCCCGCACTGGTCAACCGATCTACCTGCCAAACGTACCGCCAGCTCGCAGGGATTCGCAGGGTGCGCCGAGCTTTTACCACGGGGTTCTCCATCGCGGCGGCGGGATGCTTATTCCAGAAGAAAGTAAAATCTGGGCAAACCTAAAGTTCAGACGTAAGAATGAAGCCATAGCAGCAGAACTTGCCGCCGCCGAGAGGTCACTTCGCGCACAGGAGCGTGAAAATAATCGCGGCAAGTATGACGATGATGACCCAATTGACGTATTTAACCAACGTCACACCATAGCAGACATCATGCTAAAATACGGATACGAGCGCAAAGGCAGATCAGACAGCTATCGCAGTCCAATGCAGTCAAGCGGATCGTTTGCCACCAAGGACTTTGGAACGCACTGGGTCAGCCTATCCGGCTCTGACAGAGCATCCGGTATCGGTCAGGCCACCGGCGAGTTCTGTTACGGCGACGCTTTCGACATCTGGGCGCACTTTGAACACGGCGGGAGAATGTCAGACGCGGTGCGCGAATACGGCAAGGAAATCCGCCCAACGCCAGCAAAGCAGCGCGAAGAGATCGTAAAGGCGGCGTCGGACCCATACGCTGACTTTGATACCATTCCAGATCCAGAGCCGCAGCCAGTGCAGCCTAAAGCTACAATCATAATACCGAACGCAGAGCAAAAGCCGATCTTCTGGCTTAAGGACGCCGAACCAGTGCTGACATCATCCTACCTCATTAAGGGATGGCTGGGTCGAGGCCAGATGTCAGTGGTCTATGGGCCATCAAACGTCGGCAAGTCGTTCTTCTGTCTTGACATGGCGCTTTGCGTCTCAGCCAGCGTGGACTGGCAGGGCAGCAAGGTTAAAGGTGGGCCAGTGCTATATCTGGCCACCGAGGGCGGCAACGCATTCCAATCGCGCTGTGTGGCACTGCGCAAACAGTACGGCATCTTTGACGCTCCGCTAGCTGTCAGGCCGTCGCCCGTTGATCTGCTGCGTCCAGAGGCCGACTTGGCTGGCCTGATTGAACTGTGCAAGCAGATCGAGGTCGATACGGGCGAGCCGCTGGCAATGATCGTGATCGACACGCTATCCCGCGCAATGGCTGGCGGCGACGAGAACGGGCCGACAGATATGACATCCTTTATTGCCAACGTCGACGCGCTGCGTGATGTAACGGGCGCACATATTATGATCGTGCATCACTCTGGAAAGGACGCAGCCCGTGGTGCGCGGGGGCATTCGAGTTTAAAAGCCGGGGCGGATTCTGAGATTGAGCTGGAGGTAGACGGCAAGCTGCGCACAGCCACCGCGACCAAACAGCGTGATCTGGAGCCGCAAGATCCATTTGTGTTCACACTCAAGGTACATGAGCTGGGCAAAGATGAGGATGGAGATGCGGTCACAACCTGTACCATTGAGCAGGCAGACCCCGACGATGTAGCCGACATGCAGCAGAAGCGACCAAGCGGCGCAAACCAGAAAGTTGTCGTGTCAGCCTTCAAACAATTGCGCGGCGAGGGCATCGGTGGCTCAAATCCAACTGGTCCAGGCTGGCCAGAAAGCGGCAAATTCTGGTGCATTGACGAAGAGAGTTTGAGGGAGTTTGCTAGGGGCAAAATGACCTCCGCCAACCCATCTGGAGCCTACACAGCGGCGATCAAAGGGCTAATCTCAAGCGGCTATATGGTGCAAAATGAGGGCAAAATATGGATTTCTGCCAAGGAAGGCAGGGTCACATGATGTACGATTTTGCTACGATTTTCATGTTATTGATTTTGCACAGTATAAACACGTTTTTCGTATTTTTCGTAGCTAATCGTAGTCAAAATCGTATGATTGGACATGACCTACGAAGAATACGATTTGCCTATAAGGCAATCGTATTAGTATGTCGGGAGAAAATTAATGGCTAAAAAGACAGCCAAAGCTAAGGCCGCGATGGCCAATCGCGGAACCTTCGACAGTAAGCATACTGACTACGGAGAACCGATCCACTACAAGGTAGCAGCAGCGGTCGAGCCGTTTACCTTCGCATCAGCAGCGGCCAGCAAGGTGTGGGGCGATACGTTGGTCAATTGTGTGCCGCCAGCATACGCTCTCAGATACCGTGAGCTGCGTGGCGATCTGGAAGCCGCGATGGTTGCAAACGATCACGAGCTGTGCGTTGATCTGGCCACAAGCCTGATTAAGGCGCTTAAAATGATGAACCTGAAAGCGCGGCAGGATGGCCATGAGCCACCAAAGGTTGACGGGCATATCTGCGAATGGGGCGGAAAGATATATTGCTTCCTCGCCAGCGGCGATATAAGCGCCGTCAGACGCGCAAACCCAAATTGGGTGGTGTACCCCATATCTGACGTTTGTGCCGTCTTAAACGCGCTTACAGACGATCTGGTGGCCCCTGTGGTCAATGAGTTCCCGAAAGCCAAGATCACAGAGGTCAGAATGTACGATGATGAAATTAACTTTGAACCAAACGGAGAGTAAAATGACAGACAACGTAAGAACGCAAGTGCTGAAGGAAGCATCGCAACTCATCAATGGGGAACGGGCGAGGCACTACGGTGAACCAAGTGAGAACTTCGGCTGCACTGCTACATTGTGGCAGGCTTATCTCGGCTATCCAATCAGCGCGTCTGATGTTTGTCACATGATGGCGCTGCTAAAAATAGCCAGGTTACGCAACGGCAGCCACAGAGACTCATCAGTGGACTGCGCTGGCTACATGGCCCTCGGTGCCGAGTGTGATTCAAGTGAGTAGACTTTTGGGCCAATGTGTGATAAGTGGGTCGGAGTATGATCCTCCCAGACATGCTTCTATGTTCACTAAACCCCTGCTTTTCAGCGGGGGTTCTTTTTTGCTTTGTTTGCCAGTAAGGTCGCCAAAGTAGGGAGGTTACGTCATGTCAAGTGAAGTCTTTGTTATATCGAAGGGCTTGGAGATCGACGCCGAGATAATTGATGCTGTCTTTGACTTTATGGATGAGTGCCACGACGAAGGATACAACGCCGCTCAGATCATGGTGGCGATGCTTTGCGTAGTGCAGATGATACAGGAATCCGCAAGCACCTCGCAATCAATCCATTGATCGTGTATCATATGGGTGAGCTTTTCCATCGGAGGTGAGCTTTTCCATCGCAGGGGGTCCAATGTCCATTCGCTTCTCAATCAAGTCCGACACCGATCAGATGCGCAAAAAGCTGGACAACCTGGCGCGTCGGCAGATCCCCTTTGCGGTTGCCAGGGCAGTCACGCAAACAGCGGTGAAGGTGCGTAATGAGGACATCACCCGCGAATACATGCGCACATTTGAAGCGCGAAATTTATCTTTCATTATGGCTGTTCACCGCGTTTACGGTGCCAACGCATCGTTTGCCAAGCGCACAGGGGTTGCTGTGGCGTCCATTCAGCCTGTTGATGACCCAGTGCCATCAGGGACAACCCAGTCCGCTGCTGGCTCTAGGCAAGGCACAAAGAAGACCAGAGCTGGCACGCAGTTCATGAAGCGCCATGTCAAAGGCGGGATCAAGACATCTGGGCGTACAAAGCTGGCCATTCCGGTCACTGGGGCCAAGCTGACCAGGCGGCGGTCTGGCTCAATGGAAGGCGCAATGACAAAAGCGTCCAAGCCAAAGCAAGTGCTGGCCCGCAAGAATACATTCATTGGAACCAGCAAGCGCACTGGCAATAGCATGATTATGCAGCGCACTGGTAGTAAGAAGAACGCCAAAGTCCGCGCACTTTATACGTTGGCACCAAGCGCAAAGATTAAGCGCGTTTATGATCCCCTGCCAGCGGCCAAGCGCGGCATCGCGCGAACCTTCCCCACACTTTTCCGCAAATCTTTCGTCGGCGCACTGCGCACCGCAAAAATGCGCGGATGAACTTTTCCCTCGGTGGGGTGAGCTTTTCCACTGGTGAGCTTTTCCCACGGTGGGGTGAGCTTTTCCCTCGGTCATGGTTTTGTGCGTTTTCGGTGGCGTTTTCTTGCCCGCTCGCCGCGATGCGGCACGATTTTGACGCCGCGCCGCAGAATTTGGGCGGGCTGATTTAATTGATAAAAATTGGCAATTGATGCGTTTTTCACTTGTGCGGCATATGCTTTATATATATTGAGGTAATAAGCGGTGACCTTGCCGCGATATGATGAGGAAAAAACAATGTGTAAAGAATGCAGAACTTACCCGCAAATGGCCGCGCTTGGCGCAATTGATTGTCACTATAAAACCGCCGCCGAATTTGCGGCGGGAATTGTTGGCATCATGTTATTTGCCGCGCTTGTCTTTTATGCGCCCGCGCTTATGGCAACGGAATTTTGGAGCGACGCTTGCGGCTATGGCATTTTCAATAATTGGCTTGAGGTTGGTTACTATTTCCAATCATCATCAAGCGCGCTTTGCGACGCCGCGCAAATTCAATCGCAATCAATCACAAACTAAACAGAACAAGTAAAAGAGGAATAAAACAATGAATGATTATGATCTCACACAATACTGCAACGAAATTGCTGAAGAAATCTCACGGGACGCGCGTGACCTTGAGCAAGCAACAGATTGGGCGCATGAAAGCGCAGACGGTTCTGAATATGTCATTTATTACGCCAAAGCACATGCCGTTTGCCAAAACTGCAACATTGACCAAGGCGAAGATTTCTTCTCTGAGTGCTACGGCGGCGAACATGGCATGTCATATGATGACATTGCTTGCAGTATGGCTTATGGCGAGATCAACGCACGGATATGCTCTCGCTTATGGCAGATATTTAAAAGTCGCGAAGGGGTGGCGGCATGATGGAAACTGTTCATACGTTTTTAGAATATCACGCTTTTGAGGGCGGAGAATTGTCCTCTGAATATGCGCGAGAATTGTTGATTGACGCGATAAATTGCGGTCTGATATGCGACGCTCAATCGATAAATCAAATTGACGTTGAAAGAGAAACCCGCGCTGCTAATTGCCGCGCTAGTATTATCGCGGAGGGATTGTAATGGAAAAAACATGCAATCTTTGCGGTATTGCAATCATGCTGGCAATCATGGCGTTGATCTAAGCGCGCCGCCATAATCTAACATCAAGCCCGCCATTTGCGCGGGCTTTTTGCTGCGCGCTTGCCTGCCAGCGCGTCCGCCCGCCATTTGCGCGGGCTTTTTGCTGCGCGCTTGCCCGCCCGGTTGCCAGGCTAAAACGTGCCGCGCAAATAGCGCCGCACATTGCCCAAATTAATCGCGCTACCCCATAGGCCTGCCGGATACACCGGCCATGAGCGGCTCTAAAAAGGGGCCGTTTTTAGGCCGTTTTAAGCGCGGTTTGCGGCCAAACGGCTCGCAACCTATCAAAACCCATTCCTACCGCTCAAATCGATGTA